GAGGATGGAACTCTATGCGATGCTTGCTTAAGTGGTGACTTGAATTGTGCATTTAAGTTAGCTGTTAAAGAGCTACGTAAGTAGAACACAAACATCAAAACAACGATAGTGGGGCTGAGCCCTGCTATCCTTTTTTTAAGATAATATGGCCAGATTTAGTAATGTATTAAAGAGTATGCCTCACAACGCCGTTAACAGGAGAGCACAATCTTCTGGTACACAAGGTACACAAGGTATCCAAGGTAAACAAGGTACTACCGGTGGAGGTGGTGGCGGAGGTACTCAAGGAACTCAAGGTAGACAAGGAACTACTGGTGGTCAAGGAACTCAAGGTAGACAAGGAACTACTGGTGGTCAAGGTACTCAAGGAAGACAAGGAACTACTGGCTCACAAGGAACTCAAGGTAGACAAGGAACTACTGGTGGACAAGGTACACAAGGTAGACAAGGAACTACAGGTAGTCAAGGTACACAAGGAACTACTGGCGCACAAGGAACACAGGGTAGACAAGGTACACAAGGTATTCAAGGCAAACAAGGTACTACAGGTAGTCAAGGAACTCAAGGAAGACAAGGAACAACTGGTTCTCAAGGTACACAGGGTAGACAAGGTACACAAGGTATTCAAGGTAAACAAGGAACTACAGGTAGTCAAGGTACACAAGGAACTACTGGCGCACAAGGAACACAAGGGCGTCAAGGTACACAAGGTAAACAAGGGACATTAGGTCTTTTTGGTGGAAACAGTATTGAATTTAATTATAGTAGTTTTGATATTACCGCTGGTTCTCCGGGACAAACTAATTTTGGATTTAATATTGCATTACCCGGTGGTGGAGGTGTGCCTAATTACGGTTTAATTTCTAAAGTAGGAATATCTGATTTTGATATTAATACTACTGACGTCAGTGATTGGGTGGACTCACTCGATGATGGTACTGGTGCAGTAAGAGGACATTTAAGAATTTTTAGAACTAACGACTCAGATGAATTCGTTACTTTTAATATTACAGGAGCAAATGTTGCTGGTGGAGCAGGGACTACAGCTTATGAAGAAGTACAAGTACAGTTTGTTGAT